AATCCACCTTCTTCGGTTCTACCATAGCCGCCACTACGTGCTACAACATAAAATCCTTTGTTTTCCTGACCATTAGTAAAAACTCTACCCTGATATGTTTCTGGTTTTTCAACTTGGTCTTTTGATAATGCAACAAGTGCAATGTTATAATTGTAAACATTATAATCATGCAAACGGTTGTGTCTTCCTTTTACACCTTTATAAAAAGTTCCCCAAGGAGAAGGATCATCAAACGAACCGCCAAACTCGATAGGACCAACTTCTACTGTTACACCGTCGCCGGTGATAACTGAATCAGAGTTTATTGCTGATTGTATTTCATTTCTAAACTCTACAGTTTGCCCGTCACGCTCCCTTGTAACATTTGGAGATTCTTTTACTGCCATTATACTCCTCCGATAACGGATCTAATTGTGTCGATTGTAGGAATGTATATCTTTACGCCTGCAACAAAGTCAAAAATAGGATCTTCTAGCACACTTGGATTTCTAGATTTAAATACCCACCATAAGTTAGGATCATCATATAAATCGCTAGACAACAAATCTGGTCTATAATTATATTGAGATTTAATTTCATATAAAACATCACCAGATATTTTAGGAATTTCTGTATAGTCTAAAATTCCTAAACTGCGATTTGTTTGTTCTGTTGTGGCGTACAGACTTGTTTTAGCATACACTGCCATTAGATCATTCCTTTAGTTTCAGTTAAACTACCGCTTATGAATTTATCGATATTAAAGTTTGCTTGATCTCTTCTTGAGAACACTGGTAAACATTCAATTGTAAATTCTGCTCTGGTCGGAACATTTGTTGCTTTTCCACTATTTTTATCTGTGATCTGCATGTAGTCTACATCTTCATTAAGTGTGTAAAAGAAACTGCTGATAACAACAGGCAAATTATTAAATTGGTATGCACCATAACCATCTAGTCTACAAATAGGTGGCGGCGCACCTGAGTTTTGGCTTGGACCAAAATTCATTTTGGTAACAGATCTTAGTGCATGAATTGCACCAAGCATATACCTTCCGTCTTCTAAACTTTGTGCTGAAAATGTTCCAACAATTGATATTGCATCCAGCATTGAGTTCTGGTAAGCATAAAACGTATAATTAGTATGTGTGGGATTTATTGCATTATAATTGGCTCTTGTTTGCACAACTATTTGCGGAGTGTAAGGAAATACAACTGCTTTGTCACCTACGCTCGCTAAATGGCCTGCCGGACCCTTTAAATAACTTGTTGGAATTCTAATTTTGATACGAGGATCACGTTCATACTGTTTACCACCTGCTTGGAAAAACTGTTTTGTTGGTTCGGCTTTCTCTTCTTCTTTTCCTCCCTTACCCAGTTTTCCTTCAAGTCTTTCAAATGCCCCACCAAGGCCGGTAGCCTTTTTCAAATTGTCTACAAGAGAATTGCCAAAACCCGTAAGTCCTGTTTCTTCAGCAGGTACATCGGCTCCCTGCTTACCAGCAGTTACTTTACTATTTGAATTAGTAAATCTAAAATTATCTAAAATTCCCATATCGTTTTGGCTCCTTTTGGTAACAATATTTATTGCAATTATTAACTACGTAGTTTATAATACTACTTATACATGGAGAATCTCATGAGAAAAGTAAAATATTTGAACAATAGAGATCTGCTTAAACAGATACATAAAAGCAAGAACAGTTTCAGTTCGTATGCCGATGATGAGTATGCGACTTATGATATAATTTTACCTAGTTTAGACAAGGTTAACAGATTAACAGTAGCAGAAGCAAAGCGTAATCGTGCAGACAGGATTGGAAAACAAGCCTACGAAGCCGCACGTGAAGCAGGTGATAAAAAGACAAAATTAGCGGATGTTACACCAGATTGGCGTAAAATTGAAAAGACTGACTTAATTTTTAGGATTATGACGTTTGATCATATTCCACTAGCGCCTGGCCGCAAACGCAAAACCAAAACAGTAGCAGATGAACATGAACGTTGCAACTTTCCTCCTTTTCAACATTGGAAGTATGATGTAAAGGACAACCTAGTTTGTGTTGGTAAAAGCCATTGGGAAGGTGGTGTGCATAATGGACATTTTAACAAAACACACGGAAGAATTACAGAAGAACTAGGACGTATGTTCCTAAAACTTGCTGATAGATACGGAACACGTTCAAACTGGCGTGGTTACACCTACAATGATGAAATGAGGGCACAGGCTGTGTTACAACTTTCGCAGATTGGTTTACAGTTTGACGAAAGCAAAAGTGAAAATCCTTTTGCCTATTACACTGCCGCGGTTACTAACAGTTTTACAAGAGTACTAAACATAGAAAAGAAAAATCAAAATATACGTGACGATATTCTACAGGAGAATGGCCTTAATCCGTCCTTTACTAGACAAAACCAAGAAGTGTTTAAAGAGGACAAAGAAAAATTGGCAGAATTTTATAAGAGTATTAGACGTCCAAAGGCGGACTATTAGGTTGACTTCTTGATCTATAAGAACGTATAATATTAAGATTATTAGAGGAAAGGCATGGCACAGTTATTCAAAAAGGCCGCAGTTTTTACAGATATACACTTTGGTCTTAAAAGTAATTCTAAAATTCACAATGACGACTGCGAAAGATTCGTAGATTGGTACATTGAACAAGCAAAAGCACAAGGTTGTGATGTAGGTATCTTTACAGGTGACTGGCATCATAACAGAAGTGCATTAAACTTAACCACAATGGATGCAAGTTTGCGTTCTTTGGAAAAACTAGGAAAAGCATTTGATAAGTTTTTCTTTTTTCCAGGTAACCATGACTTGTACTATAAGGACAAGCGTGAGATTCACAGTGTTGTATTTGGTAAACATGTACCGGGTATAACTGTGGTAAACGAACCACAAGTAATAGACGATGTTGCTTTGGTTCCGTGGTTGGTAGGAGAAGAATGGAAAGATGTTGCCAAACTAAAATGCAAATATATGTTTGGACACTTTGAACTTCCTAACTTTAAAATGAATGCTATGGTTGAAATGCCTGATACAGGTGAAATCAAAGCAGACGATTTTGCTAACCAAGAAATGGTGTTCACAGGCCACTTCCACAAACGTCAACAACGCAAAAACATCTACTACATCGGTAATGCCTTTCCACACAATTACGCCGATGCATGGGATGATGAGCGTGGTATGATGGTATTAGAATGGGGAAGTGAGCCTGAGTTCATCGATTGGCCAGATTGTCCAAAATACAGAACTATACCACTTAGCAGATTACTAGATAAAACGGAAGAAATACTTGCACCTAAAAACTTGTATTTGCGAGTAACACTAGACATTGATATTTCATACGAAGAAGCAAACTTTATTAAAGAAAACTTTTCAGCACAGTACGACATTAGAGAAATCAGTTTGTTACCAGACACAAGTGCTGATGATGAAATGAATAAACTAGAACCAGGTGAGATTGATTTTGAATCGGTGGATCAAATTGTAACAGATCAAATAACAAAAATAGATAGCACAACATATAAACCTAATTTGTTGTTGGATATCTATCGAGGATTGTAATGTTTAAAATTAAAACAATAACAGTAAAAAACTTTATGAGTGTGGGTAATCAAACCCAGGCTGTTGATTTTGATAAAAACTTGCTAACACTTGTGCTAGGAGAAAACCTAGATTTAGGTGGTGACGATGCTGGTTCACGTAACGGTACTGGTAAAACAACCATTGTAAATGCACTAAGTTATGCACTGTATGGCGAGGCACTTACTAAGATTCGCAGAGAAAATTTAATCAATAAAACCAACGGCAAAGGCATGTTGGTTACTGTTGAATTTGAAAAAGACGGTCAAAACTACAGAATTGAACGTGGACGCAAACCTAACATACTTAAATTTTATAAAGAAAACATTGATGTAACAGCAGATGATGTTGACGAATCGCAAGGCGATAGTCGAAAAACACAAGAAGATATTATACGATTACTGGACATGACTCATACTATGTTCAAGCATTTGGTGGCGCTCAATACCTACACAGAGCCTTTCCTTTCATTAAAAGCCAACGATCAACGAGAGATCATTGAGCAGTTATTGGGCATCACCATCTTATCTGAAAAAGCAGAACGTTTAAAAGAAGAACAGAAAAAAATACGTGATGCTATTAGTGAAGAAGAAGCAACAATCAAAGGTATTGAAACCGCAAACAAAAAAGTACAGGAATCAATTGACAATTTAGAAATTAAATCAAAAGCATGGGACGCTAACCAAGCAGAAGAAATTGCAAGAACAACCAAAGCAATTAGTCAATTAATCACTGTTGATATTGATGCTGAAATTCAAGCACACAAAGATAAAAAAGAATGGGATAGCAAAAACAACGAACTTACAAATCTTAACAAAGAAAAAGCAAGTTTAGAAAGTAGTTTGCTACGTGCTGAACGTACACATTCAAAATATGAACAAGAACTTAAAGATATTGCAGGTAAAAAATGTTTTACATGTGGTCAGGATTTACATGACGAAGCACATGGAAAAATTCTTGCTGAAAAACAAAATGATGTTAATGAAAGTCAAACATACATTGACGGAATTACTTTAGAACTTAAAACTGTAAATGAAAAAATAAATGATATTGGTGATATTAATGGATGTCCTAATACATTTTATGAAACCAGTGAAGAAGCATATAATCATAGAAACAATCTTGCAAGTTTAGAAGAACGCAAAATTGAAAAAGAAGAAGAAGTAAATCCATATACCGAACAAATGAAAGAACTTCGTGAGCAAGCACTACAAGAAGTAAGTTGGGAAAATATAAATGCACTAACAGAAATGAAAGAGCATATGGATTTCTTGTATAAATTGCTTACAAGCAAAGACAGTTTTATACGTAAACGTATCATTGATCAAAATTTAGCATTCTTAAACAAGCGTTTACAATATTACCTAGAACGCACAGGATTACCACATCAGGTTATATTTTTGAATGATTTAACTGTGGAAATTACAGAACTAGGACGTGACTTAGACTTTGATAACCTCAGTAGAGGTGAACGAAATAGACTCATTTTATCCATGAGTTGGGCGTTCCGTGATGTTTGGGAAAGCCTATATCAGAGCATTAATTTGTTGTTTATTGATGAACTTATCGATAACGGTCTTGATGCCGCTGGTGTAGAAAGTTCAATTGGTATACTTAAAAAGATGGCTAGAGAACGAGGTAAAAACATATATCTCATTTCGCACAAAGATGAACTATCTTCCAGGGTGAATAACATTTTGAAGGTAATTAAGGATAACGGATTCACTTCATACTCCAACGACACGGAGGTTGTAAGTGGCTAAGTCTACCCATGAATTGCTTGTCCAAGCAATGATGGATTACTATAACGCACAAGAACGATTTGAAGCAAAAGGTTTCGACGAAACTGGCCGCAAGGCACGAGTTATCCTTAGTGATATACGAAAATTAGCGACCGAAAGGCGCAACGAAATACAGGCTAAACGCAAGGCACTAAAAGCACAAAAACGAGAAAACAAGGCTCAAAACCAGAATCGAGACATAGAAGATTAGGCATCGGTAAGTATCACTATGGAGTGGACTTATCAGGGCAAAATAGTACAAGAACTTCCCGCAGATTGCGAAGGTTTTGTATACCTGATAACAAACACTACCAACAATCGCAAGTACGTAGGCAAAAAACTAGCAAAATTCAAGAAAACAAAGCCACCTCTTAAAGGCAAGAAAAACAAACGAAGAAGCAAAGTTGAAAGTGATTGGAGAGACTATTGGGGATCTTCAGATCATTTACAGGCAGACGTTAAGGCACTAGGCCCAGAAAAGTTCACACGCGAAATTCTCCACTACTGTAATAGCAGAGGCTTGATGAGTTACCTCGAGGCAAAAGAACAGTTTGACCGCAGAGTATTAGAAACAGACGAGTATTATAACGGAATTATTAATGTAAGAGTAGGCGGCTCAAAAGTTCTAAAAGAAGCACTAGAAAAATTAGGCAACACATAACAGCACACAAGGTTGGCGGGCCAGTTTGCAAATACCGCTGAGTAAAAGGTACCCTTGAAAAGGACACTCGTACACATTGATCGACCCCCAATGGGAGGAAGCCAACAAACAAATCGGGCTCACTGGTTGATGTAGATTGAATGCTGTCAATCAAAAACACTAGGTTTGAAAAAACGCTCACAAAGGAACGAAGTGGGCGGTAGCGTAGAGACCCGCGAAGCGGCTTGCGGTAGCAAAGCGGTTTTTAGCAGAAATTTTACGTGATGTCGACGTAGGTAGGGGAAAGGTCAGAGCCCCACAAACAGGTGTATAAACAAAATACCTACTTCCAAGTCTTGGCTGTGACGAACTCACATGATGTTCAAGATTAGATGGGACCTTTAGCAGGTTCCGTCTGACTGAAACAATCTACATGATGCTAAATTGCTTCGCAATTATTGTTCTTATATATTAAGAAAAAGAAAGTGGTGTTTGAGCGATAGCGATAAACACAAGTGAACGCAGTTCACTTCTTACTACATACTAATGTAGATCAGGATCTCTTCCAAATCCCGGCTTAACAGAACTTTCTTGATATTCAACAACCTCATAAGTGTTGTGTGGATTTTGCATTTGATAACAGGCAACAACCGTGCTTGCTTCTTCTGGCGAATTTGCAACGCATATTTCTTGTGTACCGTTTTCAATTACTCTATACTTTGTAATCATAGAAATATTTAGATTAGTAGTTATCGCTATTAAACTACGCTATTTGGTTTTCTGTTGGTGTAACACTTATTATATAAATAACAGTAGGAGAATTTGGTATGAAAATTAATGAAATTGCTGTTTTAAATGAATCTAAAGTTAATGAAGCGCCTGTAGGCATGCTTAAAAGGGCGGCTACAAAAATTGCTTCCAAGGTTCCGGGTGCTTCCGGAGCAAAAATGGCCGATCAGGTACAATCCACAGCAAATGCAGTTTATAAAGAATTTATGGCAATTGCCAAAAACTCCACAATCGGTAAACCCACAGAAGAAGGACTGCTTGCATTCCTTAAAGGAAAAGGTTTTCCGGTTAAAAACATGGCTCAACTAAAACAAAGCATGGGTGCGGCACAGGCAACAGCAAGCCAAACACAGCCTGGTAGCCTTAAAGACAAAATGACCAAACTGGGTCAAAAGGTAGGAGGCATGTTTGGTGGTGACAAGGGTGGTGATGACAACGTTGCGGACATAAGCCTAGGAAAACAAACCAACGATCCTAATCAGAAAATAGCCTCTGGTATGTATGAAGCACCGGTGGTTGGAACAGACAAAGAACAAAAGGTAATTGGCAACAAGGAAGTTGAGCAAATTATCATGTTTGCTGTTAAAAAGAGTTTTGAAAACGACCAGATAGCAAATCTAGCGCCAGGCAAATTTACACCTGGATACAAAGACCATGTAAAACAGCAACAGGATGCGGGCAACAAAGGCGCCGGAACAGGAAAACTTGCACAAGGCCAAGACGGAATTTATAGGTTTCAATAATGGCAGTTATTAAAGTAGAAACACCAGACGGTGTTAAAGAAGTTGAAATTGCTGGCAACGAGCCTACTCCGCAGGAAGCGGAAGCAATACGGCAGACATTTTTTGCTAAAGAACAACCTAATGTAATCACAAAGAAAAAAGACTGGGGCAAAAGCGACGGTTTCATCAAAGGATTTCAAAAAGGATTTGGCGGTACACAGACCAAGTTGGATAAACTTGGAGATATTGCCAAGGGCAATACTGACATTGGTCAGGCAATCAAGGATAAACTAAGCGGTAAAGGATCCGACGATAAGGGTTCAAAGGATGCACAAGGAGATGCAAAAACCAAGGGCGGTTTGCGTTTTATGAGCAAGGAAATGGGAATTGAAAATCCTGAACTTGCTGTTAGAGGCATTAACAAAATACAGGATGGTAAGCCGCTAAATCAAAGAGAACTAGCATCACTGGCTCCTATTATTAACACAATTGAAGCCGCTTTGCAATCACAGCAGGGAAGAACAAGACTGTTGCAACTTGCAAAGATGATGAAAAAATCCTAAATAAAATTAATTCCAGTTTTTTTGGTTGTTTCCATATTTCTTTCAACCAGTTTACCTATTTTTTGACGTTCTTCGTATGTGGTATCATAAGCATCTCGCAACTGTAGGCCTCCCCTCATGTACCAACACAAGGTAACCAACTCTTCTAGAACAACCGAGGTTTGTTTTTCTAGATCCTTTACAAGTTCTTCGATTTCAGAAATCGAGAGAGTCGCTACCTTGATGCGAAAAAATTTGATTGATCAAAAAGCAATGGAACCTCAACCGTTGGCGGAGCACCTTTGTCTTGTAACTCCTGTTCTACTTGAAATGTTTTTGATTGAATCTGCCATGCTTTGCGATTTTTATCAACAAATTCACTAACAGCAACAAACGTTTCTTTGTCGGTGTTATCAAAGAAATCTCTAATTGCTTTAGGATTAGTTTCAATACCTTCGGGTGTTTTAATTTCCGTAACGTGAGCACAAACAATTTCTAATGTTGTTTGACTTAGTTTTTTAAAGGCTTCTCTAAATGCTTGCATTTTTTCTTCATCTGAAATTTTTTCATTTGAAAGAATATTAGCAATACGCTGTTGTTCGTATGTTGATTGATAGAAATCAGTTCCTTGCTTGTAACTAATTGGTTTAACAGTAAATGTTAAATCTCCTACAACTAACTCTTCTTCCCAAACTAAATTGTTTAGGCTATCAAGAATCTGTCTTAGATCAATGGAGTATGTTGCAGTTTCGGGTTCTTTTAATCCTGGAATAGGAATTTCCATTTCCATTTTTTCACCGTATGTAGCAATTCTAATTGCAATTAGAACAGCATCTAGGTCGATGTTAGGCATTTTCCATGGATCATCGATTAGTGGACAACAACTCTTAATTACTTTTGTGGTTGCTTCACCGTTCATGAGTGCATCTGGAGTCTTTAGTTCCAACTCATCACGTGCTGTCATGCTGTAAATTGGAAGTTCACCACTACCGCTTTTTTCCATAGGATTAACATCATAGTACTTGCCTTTGCTGGGCAAAGCAAGATAAATTTTTGGTTGACGTTTGTATTTGCTTAAAACGCTTTGATTATCCATGGTTGTTATCCTCTATAAATAGTATTGTGCTTTAATTTAGCAAATGTATTTATATACGTATATTATGGAGATTTTTAGATCATGGCAGTAAGAGGTCAAATAGGAGATGCAGACGTTGTATTGGAAAATGCGGCGGAACAAGCAACCCTTGAAGCCATTTTAAAAGCGATTGACAGGAACGCCGATCAGGGCGGAGACGGTATTCTTGGCAAAGCAACAAAAAACATTATTAAAACTTCGTTTAATCCTCTAGGACTAGCCATGAAGGGTGTTACCGGCAGTTTTACACTGCTAGGTAAAGCACTAGGCATTGTTACAAGTCTTGCAGGTGGATTAGTAAAAGCCGGTTCCGGACTTACTGTATTAAGCACCAACATAGTACAAACACAAAATACTATTACCGACTTTACTAAAATTATTAAAGAAAGTGGAATTAACTTTTTAGGTCTTGGTGATGCGTTACATGCTATAACAGAATTATTGTACAAAGATTATCAGGTATTCCAACAGTTATCGTCGTCGGGTATTGCATTTGGTGACAGGATGGGAACATTGGCGGCGCAAGCGGCTTCCGCTGGTATTGACATCAACCAAATGGCTGGTTTACTAGCAAAAAACAGTGAACAACTTGCAATGATGGGAACTGCAACACGAGGTGCAACACTAGCACTAGGAATGCAAGAACAGGCATTTGATAAAAATGCTGAAATGCTTGAAAGATTTGGAATAAGTTATGCGGAGCAAAGCGAACAATTTTTTGATTTTGTTGGTCAAAATGCGATTGCATTTAGAAGAGACAGAATTTCTAGAGAACAAATAATTGAGCAAAGCGACGACTATGCAAAAGGATTGCGTAGACTTTCTGAATTAACTGGTATACAAGCGGATCAAATTAAAGAAGGTATAGACAAGGCCAACATGAACAAGGCCTTTGAAAACTTTATTTCTGGCATGGATGGCGAAACAGCCAACAGAATGAGATCTATCATTGGCACGGCGCAAGCGGCATTCGGTGACAGCGGTAGAGAAGCCGCAATGGCAATGATGATGGGTGTAGCACCTGTAACCGAAGGTGCACAAAATCTAACAGCAATGATGCCTGGATTTAATCAGCAGTTTGCAATGATGACTAACCAGGCTAAAAACTTTAACGGTTCGTTGGATGACTTTAATAAAATGACATTAGGGTCAATGAATCAATTTGCAAATGCTAATCGTGCTTTTGCTGATGCAAACAGTTCATACTTTGGAACATTGGCATTGATGGGAGATCCATACGGTCAGGCTGGTAGCGACATTGTGGGATTTGTTAACAGATTTGGCGGTTCAATGGAAGAAGTGGAAAGCCGAATGGGTAAAACAGATGCTATTGCTGATGCTATGATTAGTTTTAATAAAGCCGTTGCGGATGTTAGAGAAGCGTTGGGTAACTTGTTCAAAGAAGTATTCAAAAGCGGTACATTTACCGACGCCATGAAAAAATTTGCTAAGACCATTAGAGAAAATACTCCTGCGATGGTAGAAGCAATTGATGGTATTATAGAAAAAATTAAAAAGTACAATCCATTTGACAAAGAAGGCAGAGAGAATATAATAAACGACGCCAAACAGATGTGGGAAGATTTCAAAACATGGTTGCAAAATTGGTGGGAAACCGATGGAAAACAAATGTTAGACAAAATTGGTACTACTATTTCTGATCAAATCAATAAAGGATTTAATCAACAGAACGGGTTGATGACTGAGTTTTCAGGAAATCTGGGATTAACCGGCGGCTCTGACAGACAAATAAAAGAAATTGTAGAAAAACTTAAGGCAGGTACTGCTTCTGATGAGGACAAAGATCAACTAATTTTGTGGTTTAGAGAACAAAAACGTGCCGGAATGTACGAAGAAGGAGGTTTTTGGAACACGCTTGCCGCAGGATTTGCTAGTGTTACAGGAAAAGGTTTACTGCTGGATTATCTAGAAGACCTAACTGGTTCTGGAAGATGGTTCAAAGACGATCAAGACTTGCTCAACATGTTTGACGAGATATTGGATGATCGTATGAACAGAGTTGATCAAAGACACTTTGGTACAAAAGCGGCAACCGGAAAAGTAGTCGAACCTGCAAACGCACTGGTTAAGATTCGTAAAGATGAAAGAGTTTTAAGTCCACCAGAAGCGGCCAAATACAATGCTAATGAAGCAAGTGCTTCCTCGTCTGGTTCAGCCAATTTGGTTAATAAGGTGGTTGACAGCAACCGCGATAGTAGTGTAAAATTAGATAATACGTTAAATATGCTTATAGCAAAGATGACAGAACAAAATAATTTGACACGCCAAGTAATAAGTGCTGTTGAAAATGTTTAGGAAAATTAAATGAGTTGGAAAAAATACTTTCAGGAATACCAACCAGAAGACACTTCGGGAAGAAATAGTCCTGTATCTGGTGTAGGGCAAACAGGTCCTGCCAGAACAAACTATTCATCATATCTACCTGATGTGTATTCTGGACATCCAAATAGAATTGAAAGATACGGTCAGTATGAAACAATGGACGCTGACAGTGAAGTCAATGCCGCTTTGGATATTCTTGCAGAATTTTGTACACAAGAAAACACAGAAAACAAAACACCATTCCAACTTTTCTTTAAACAACAAGCAACAAGTTCTGAAACAAAAATATTAAAAAGTTATTTGCAACAATGGGTTGATTTAAATCAATTCGACAGAAGAATTTTTAGGGTAATGCGTAACGTATTCAAATACGGAGATGCATTTTTTGTAAGAGATCCTGAAACATTTAAACTGTTCCACATAGATCCCGCAAAAGTAGACAAGATTATTGTTAACGAAAGCGAGGGAAAACAACCAGAACAGTATGTTATCAGAGACATTAATATTAATTTCCAACATTTAAGCGTTACACAGAAAAATCCAAGTGCACCAACAGGCCAAGTTGACTATACAACTACTAGTGGTGCGTATGGAAGAGGATTTGCTGGATCAAATCCACAGCAGTATGGTTCAAGATTTGAAAAAACAATGAACCAAACAGCAATTGAAGCGGATCATGTTGTGCACCTTTCACTAAGTGAAGGACTGGACAGAAACTTTCCGTTCGGAAACAGTTTATTAGAAAGTGTTTTCAAGGTTTATAAGCAGAAAGAATTACTTGAAGATGCAATTATTATCTACCGTGTGCAAAGAGCACCGGAAAGAAGAGTATTTTACATCGACGTAGGTAACATGCCTACTCACCTTGCTATGGGATTTGTTGAAAGAATCAAAAATGAAATTCATCAACGTAGAATTCCAAGTGCAACAGGCGGTGGTACTAATGTTATTGACGCTAGTTTTAATCCACTATCAATTAATGAGGACTATTTCTTCCCAACAACAGCGGAAGGACGTGGTTCCAAGGTAGAAACACTACCTGGCGGTACTAACTTGGGTGAAATTGATGACCTAAAATATTTTACCAACAAGTTATTCCGCGGTTTACGTATTCCAAGTTCATACTTACCTACCGGCGCAGACGATTCTGCCGCACAGTATAACGATGGTAGGGTAGGCACTGCTTATATTCAGGAACTAAGATTCAACAAATACTGCACAAGACTGCAAAATCTTGTTGCATACATCTTTGATAGAGAATTCAAGATGTACATGAATGCCAAAGGCGTTAACATTGACAACAATTTGTTTGATTTAAAAATGAATCCACCACAAAACTTTGCAAGTTACAGACAAAGTGAAATGGATAATGCTCGTGTTAACACTTTTGCTTCATTACAGGAAGTTCCTTACATGAGCAAACGTTTTGCACTTAAACGTTTCTTAGGTTTAAGCCAAGAAGAACTTGCAGAAAACGAAACATTATGGCGTGAAGAAAATTCAGGTGAATCATTTAACAATATGGGTGCTGGAGCAGAAATGCGTGGTGCTGGAGTTACACCAAGTGGCATTCAATCCGACCTAGATACACTAGGAACAACAGAACCTGATGCAGAATCACCAGAACCACCAGCAGATGTGTCATCTGAGACACCTGGTGCAGGCGAAACAATTTAAGGTAAATAAGATTATGTTGTTAAAAGAATTTTTTTATTTCGATAAAGACGGTCAAGGCTTTGAAGATGACAAGCGTTACGATTCAGAGCGTGATATTTCTGTGATCAAACCCACTGATACTAGAAAAACAAGGCTAACACTTAAACAACTTAACGATATTCGACGCACATCAGAAGCAAGAGAAGTCGAACAAGCCAAAGAATTAGAGTTTGTACAACTAATGTACGGACAACCTGTTCAAGAAGAACAAGCACTATAATAAAACCATTTAAATACCCATATGAACACAGCATTCGTATTGGGTAATGGTACCTCTAGACAGCATTTAGATTTAGAAACACTGCGTGGCAAGGGAAACATCTACGCCTGCAATGCGGTGTACAGGAATTTTGAGCCTGATGTCCTAGTTGCCGTTGATCCTAAAATGATTCACGAAATTGTTGCGGATGGTTATCATCACAATCATGTGGTATGGACCAATTACAACAACGGATACAAAAACTATACCAACCTAAATTACTTTCAACCCAGCCTGGGTTGGAGCAGTGGGCCAACAGCACTTTACAAAGCCAGCGAAGATAATCACAAGAAAATATACATCCTTGGCTTTGATTACATGGGTTTAAATGGCGGTAAACGCTTTAATAACATATATGCGGACACGCAAAACTACAAAAAATCCGCCGAACCCGCCACATATTACGGTAATTGGCTACGCCAAACCGAAAAAACAATCACTTCTAACCCGAAAACAACCTACATTAGGGTAATTAATAGTGGGGATTTTTGCCCCGCTCAGTTAAATAATTATGATAATTTTAAAACAATTACATATGATCAGTTCAAAAAAGAACTGTAATTTTGATCGTTTTGTCAAAAACGTCAAAAATTTACCTATTTCCACTGGTAAAAGTGGTTTTTTCGTAAATACAAAAGACAGCCTTGCCTATTAACATGAACAAAGGAGAATAATACAATGTCAGATACAAGCAAATTTGAACAACTGCTTGATCTTCTAGTCAACGAAGATAAAGAAAAAGCAGAAGAACTTTTCCACGATATTGTGGTTGAGAAATCAAAAGAAATTTACCAAGGACTAATTGAGTCTGAGGAAAAAGACGAAGAAGTTGATGAAACTGCCAAAAAAGAAGAAGAAGCAGTAGAAGAAGCAACTGAAGAGTCAGAAGACGAAGTTGAAGAAGCAAAAGACGAGTCAGAAGAAGACAAAGTTGAAGAAAACTTCGAAGAAGAGTCAATTGAAGAAATCGGCGGTGACGCAACAGACAGCATGATTGATGCAGTTACTGGCGAAGAAGACAAAGATATGGATTTTGACAACGACGGTGAAATGGATGATCATGAAGAATCACATGATGACATCGAAGACCGTGTTGTAGACCTTGAAGACGCACTAGACGACCTTAAAGCAGAATTTGAAGCCATGATGGGCGACAAAGAAGAAGGCGATGAGGACGAAGGTGAAGAAGAAGGTGATGAAGAATCAGAAGAAGCCGAAGAGGAAGCAATGGAACCTGCTATTGAGTCAACAGACGAAGAAGCAGAAGTTGTAGATGAAGCAAAGCAACCTAAATCCGCTAGCGAAACTATGAGAGAATATGTCGAAAAAGTTTCTGCTCCATCTAATTCCGAAGGCGCTGATGCAACCAAATCTCCGGTAGCAGGTAACGCTAAAGCACCTAATGATGCTAAAGCACACGCTATTGGCGGTGGAAGTGAAGAAAAGGGCGGTAGTGGAGCAAAGCCAAAGGACATGGGAAAATCTTTCGAGAATGAACCAGGTGCTAAAGCAGGCGACACTTTTAGTAAAGCATCTGCACCAAAGAGTGCTGAGTAATTAGGAGTCGGCCAATATGGCATACTTAAGAGAACATCTTACGTTCGATCAGGCGAAAGTCACCCTTGAGTCCCAAGGTGAAGGGGAAAACAAAAACCTTTATTTAAAAGGCATTTGTATTCAGGGTGGTGTTAAAAACGCAAACCAGCGTATCTACCCTGTCTCCGAGATAGGCAACGCTGTAAAAACACTCAAGGATCAGATCGACGGCGGTTACTCTGTACTAGGTGAAGTTGATCACCCAGATGATTTAAAGGTTAATTTAGATCGTGTATCGCATATGATTACAGATATGTGGATGGATGGACCTAACGGGTTTGGCAAGATGAAAATTTTGCCAACCCCGATGGGTAATCTTGTAAAAACCATGTTGGAATCAGGTGTGAAACTGGGAGTTAGTTCACGTGGAGCAGGTGAAGTTAATGAATCTACAGGTGAAGTTAACGGCTTTGAAATTATCACAGTTGATGTGGTAGCACAACCAAGTGCGCCAGGTGCTTATCCTACACCAATCTATGAACATCTTATGAATACAAGAGGTGGTTATGGTGCGTTTAGGGCGGCGCAAGAAGTATCGCAAGATGCTAAAGCACAGAAGTATCTCAAAGAACAGATGCTACGAGTCATAAAAGGCTTGCAGTAACATAAGGAGAAGCCAATGAGTGATATGTTTAATAAACTTTTTGAAACAGGCTTGCTAGGTGAGGAAGTTCGTACTGACTTGCAGGAAGCATGGGACCAAAAAGTGAAGGAAAACAAAGACACTGTTACTGCTGAACTCCGTGAGGAATTTGCGAAACGCTACGAGCATGATAAGCAGAACATGGTCGAAGCAATCGACAATATGGTTTCCGAACGTTTAGAATCAGAAATTGCTGAAATTGCTGAAGATAAGAAAGCACTTGCGGAAGCAAGAGTTGAATATAAGAAGAAGATCGGTGAACATTCTGAGAAACTGCAAGAGTTTATGCTCAAGCAGTTGACTAAAGAAATTGGAGAGTTACACGAAGACCGTGCTAAGGTCAGCGAAAACTTTTCAAAATTGGAAGACTTTGTTGTTAAGCAACTCGCAAATGAAATCAATGAGTTTGCAGAAGACAAAAAAGATTTGGCAGAAACCAAGGTTCGCCTTGTAAAAGAAGCCAAAGAAAAATTTGCAGAAGTCAAAGCAAAATTTGTTGCTAAGTCAGCAGAAATTGTTAAAGAAACTGTAAGTAAAAAACTTTCAGAAGAGATTTCACAGTTGAAAGAAGATATTCATTCAGCACGTGAAAACAATTTTGGACGTAAACTATTCGAAGCGTTTGCTAATGAATACAGCAATTCTTATCTAAATGAGAAATCAGAAACTGCGAAGTTAATGAAACTTGTTGCTGAGAAAGAAGAGCAGTTAGCAGAGGCTAAGAAAACCATCACAGAGAAGGATACTCTAGTTGAGTCTAAGCAAGCAGAAATTGCTAAAGCGAAAGACGATGCGAAACGTGTTGCAGTGATGAATGAGTTGTTGGCTCCATTAGGACATGACAAAAAAGCAATTATGTCAGAACTATTGGAATCAGTGCAAACAGAAAAATTGCACACAGCATTTGACAAGTACCTACCAGCAGTAATGGAAGATAAAAAACCAACTATTGCGAAAAAACAGGCATTAAATGAAGGCATTGAAGTAACAGGCGACAAAGAGGTTAAACAACCGGTACAAGAAAAGTCAAACTTAATTGAACTCCGCAAATTAGCGGGATTAAACTAAAAAGGAGAAGGACAAAATGTCAGAAATGATCAATGAAAATTGGCAGGCTACCAAAGGCGCATTGCTTGAAGGTCTAAATGGCCACAAGAAAAGCGTAATGGATGTCACTCTCGAGAACACTAGACGTTATCTCGCTGAGTCGGCAACTGCTGGTGCAACTTCCGCAGGAAATGTTGCAACACTAAACAGAGTGATCCTTCCAGTAATTAGACGTGTAATGCCTACAGTTATCGCAAACGAAATTGTTGGTGTACAGCCTATGACTGGACCAGTTTCACAAATTCACACATTAAGAGTACGTTACTCAGATGCAGTGAACTCAACTTCAGGAACAGACACAACTGCTGGCGACGAAGCATTATCACCATTTAAAATTGCAACTGCTTATTCAGGTGCATTGGATGATAAAGCGGCGGCTACAGCGGCTTTAGAAGGTCTACCTGGTAACAAGTTGTCAATTCAAATCTTAAAACAAGCAGTAGAAGCGAAATCACGTAAACTATCTGCTCGTTGGACATTTGAAGCGGCACAAGATGCTCAAGCACAACAAGGTATTGACATCGAAGCAGAAATTATGGCGGCACTTGCTCAAGAAATTACTGCTGAGATCGATCAAGAGATCCTTGCTTCATTGAGAGCACTTGCTTCTGATGAAGAGGCATTTGACCAAGCGGCTGTAAGTGGTACTGCTACATTCGTTGGTGACGAACATGCGGCACTTGCTGTTTTAATTAACAGAGTTGCTAACAAGATCGCACAACGTACACGTAGAGGTGCTGGTAACTGGGCAGTTGTTTCGCCACAAGCGTTAACAATTCTTCAGTCTGCTACAACTTCAGCGTTTGCTAGATCAACTGAAGGTACTTTTGAAGCACCAACTAACACTAAGTTTGTAGGTACTTTGAACAATGCTATGAGAGTATATGTTGATGCATATGCTTCTGATAACACTTCAGTGCTTGTAGGTTACAAAGGTTCATCTGAGGCTGATGCGGCGGCATTCTACTGCCCATACATTCCTCTAATGTCTTCAGGCGTTGTACTAGACCCTGATACATTTGAACCAGTAGTAGGTTTCATGACAAGATATGGTTATGTAGAGTTAACAAACACTGCATCATCTCTTGGTAATGCGGCTGACTACTTAGGTGAAGTTACAATCAGTAACGTATCATTCTCTTAATAGAGAGTAGTACAAAAGTACAAAAAGGGCGGCTTTATGTCGCCCTTTTTTTATGACCTTTTAAATATTAGTATGGAAGGTATTAAAGAAATAGAATCTAGTTTAGACTGGGCAGAAGTGGAACAACAAATAAGAGAACTTACTAAAACTGCTCCAGAGTTTCGATTTGATGTTGTAAGATTTTGTGCGGGCATTAGAGGTGAAGTTACAAAACTAGGACACATAGAAATGCAATACAGACAACAGCGTAGAGATAGCATCGCACAAAAGCACAAGGATCAATGCGATAAAATTAATCGTGCAATAAAAGACTTTAGTTCTGTACATCTTATGCACCTCTTTACCAGAATTGACTAAATACATTACACGTTAGAAAGGGCCAACATAACGTTGGACTTATGCTGTTTAACCCACAGCGTAGACCTAGAACGTCAACAAGGAGAAAAAAATGGGAAGACCAATTAATAAAAGACTAATCGGTTCAGGTGAAGGTAAAATTTTATGCTCTGCATATTACTTTACATCTGCGTCTGAAGTAAACGGTGGCACAACCCGTGCTTGGATTGTATCACAAAGATCTACTAACAAGTTCATTGTTACTGATGGAACTACTACACAGACTCTTAAACTAGTAAACAAAACAGCAGGCAGTTTAGCGGCTGGAGAGTTTATTATTAACGCTTTACTTGATGATTCGTCTGTAGTTCAAGTTACTAAACTACGTAATAGAACTATTCAATACGAAGGCGGAACTGCAAACGTAGGAAATGTTAAATTTGTTATCGGAGCAGGATTTGCTAACAACTCTGATTCAGGTGATGCTGTTGTTGAAGGACAACAAATCACTGGTTAATTAACTTTGGAAAGGGCAGAGTTCGCTTTGCCCTTTTCTCTTGACTAAATAATGCTATAGACAAAGGATCCTAACAAATGGCTGTAGACGTATTAAAAGTAACCGGTGATTACAAAATTATAACAAGTTCTTCATCAGGAACTCAACTCACCTTGGACACGCCAGAAGTAAGAATTACAGGCGATCTTACAGTATTAGGTAACACAACTACTATTGATACAGCAAATATGACTGTTGAAGATAATATTATTGAACTTAATACAGGTGAAACTTCGTTAACAGGAATTAGTTTAGGCACAGCAGGACTATCAATTTATAGGGGTCCTTCAAGTTCAGCGGCAACATTTTTGTTTGATGACACATTAAGTTATCTACAACCAAACGGCGGTACAGGACCTGGTGTTTTTACTTTTAAAGTTGGTGCTAGTTTAGGTGCTTTGCAAGCACACGTATTAGAAACTTCAGGTGAAGACTTAATACTACTAGGACAAAATGCTCCTAATGCTGTTGTCAGTGTAACTGGTACAAGCGATTATGAAAACAACGTTACAGATGACGACGATATTCCAAATAAAAAATATGTGGACACAGCAGTAGCAGGAGCGGCTATTAGTAGAATCACAGCAGGTAATACTATTGCTGAAGTATTTGACACAAGCGAAGGCGATCCTCTAAGTCAATTCACTATTGAAATTGATGGAGTTGAAAAGTTTAGCGTAAATGGAACAACAACAGAATTACACAATTTACAAATTGACGGAACAACAATTCGTCCTAAAAATTCCGGCGAAAGTTTGTATCTTGAATCAAATGGTAGTGGCGAAGTTGTAGCAAGAGACGTATTAAGTATTGAAGGTACAGTAGTACCAAGTGCTCCTGCGGCAGATACAGGTAGATTAAAACTATATGTCCAAACCGAAGCAGAGGGTGGTTCTGGACTGTTTTTTGTAAATACATCTAGTACAAGAGATGAACTTGTAAGTAAAAAGAAAGCATTGCTGTATAGCATGTTATTTTAGGAAAGAAAATGGCGATTACAAACAACTTTATTGATGCTACACTAACAACATTATACACCAGCAGTGGTGATACAGCAATCACAAGCATGATTTTCTGTAACTATGCTGACGTTGATAATATTGCGTCACCAAGTGGTACTGTTCTTACAGATGCAGATACATTCTTAGATCTGCACGTTGTACCAAATGGCGGATCAGCAAGTGATCAAAACAAAATTTTACACCAATTAAAAATTCCAGGCGGTGAAACATTTATTATGGATACAGAGCGTTTGGTATTAGAAAACGGTGACACTATTGTAGCACAAACAACATCACCTGCTACAGTTAGTGCAACTATTAGTTCGGTAGCAGTATAATGAGATTTGTTAAAAAGCAACAACTAAATTCTAAACTCATCACTGATCCAAGTGTTAGTGTTGAAGCAAACGGCCAAGTTGTGCTTGGAACAAACTATGCTGTAAAAGTTCCCGTTGGTAATTCAGCAGAACGCCCTGCTTTTCCTGAAAATGGTCAAATTAGATACAACACCGATTCAAATGAATTTGAATTTTATGTAAACAATACTTGGGAACAAGCAAGAACTGATAGACCGGCAACAGTTACAGTACAAAATTTAGGAACAGGTGATGCAAGTGAGCAGAACTTTGGTCCTTTAAGTCCGGTTCCTGCGGCGGCACAAAATGTTTTAGTGTTAGTTGAAAACGTTGTGCAAATTGCAGGCATTAACTACACAATGGTTCAAAACCCAGGTGGGGCTGAAGGTTACTATCTACGCTTTGATAGTGCTGTTCCGCTAGGCAAAGACGTTGTAGTAATCCACGGTTTCGACTAAGCCGATCACACCCTTTTTCCAATAAAGACTAAATACTGTTAATGCAAACTTGACCGAATTACGGTTTGCAGGACAAACAGTGGTCAGCCCGCTATGTAAGGTGGCTGGAGGCACAGGATGCCCGTTTATAGGAGAACACAATGGCCGTCGGTCGAATTTCAGGTCCGTTGTTGAAGGCTAACCTTCTGCGTAATGGCGTGGACTTAGCGTTTGAAACGGATTTATTATACTTAGATGTTAACAACAATCGAATTGGTGTTAAGACCGCAAGCCCCGCTTACGATGTAGATGTAAACGGAACTATAAACGCAACAAATTTACAAGCAACAAATCAAATAGAAGTAGGTAACTTAAACCTACAAAACAATACCATTTCATCAAATTTAGGTACAATTGAATTGTTACCCGCTGGTAACGATCCTGTTATCTATCATTCAAAAATTCATGTAGATTCATTAGAATTCAATGACAACTATATTACGACATTGGATTCTAATGCACCTATTGAATTGAGACCAAACGGTACAGGTACAATTGAATTAGTAGGTAACACAAACGTAACAGGTAACTTATTTGCAACAGGTAACATTACTGCGGCAGGTAATATTACACTTGGTGATGGAAATTTAGACAATGTTCAAATTAATGCAGATGTTGTTTCTGACATTGTTCCCGATGTAAGTGATACTTACAGATTGGGTTTACCAACAAAACGTTGGAAAACAATTGATGCCAACAATGCTAACATTGGCGAATTGCAGATTACAGATAATATACTAGAACCAATCAATACCAACAGTGATTTGATTATTCGTGCTAATGGTACAGGTGTTGTTGATATTTACGGTTTACAAATTGAAGCAGGTGGTAATGTTAGCCTTGCTGGTACACAATTAAATTTTGGTAACATCACAATAGATGGTGACGGAGATAACACAGGTATTTTTGCAAATGACTCAAATACCAATATGTACATTTCAAGTTCAGGTACAGGTAAAATTTATGCTAATGGCACAGATATTTTACTACAAGAAGGTAATGTTTATCACGTTACAGTAAATGGTAATGATGCTAACAATGGTGGAGAAATTAACGAAGCCTTTGCAACATTAAAACATGCATTATCTGTTGCAACATTTGGAGACACAATTAGACTGGGTGCTGGTACTTTTGAAGAAGTAGCACCATTGGACTTACCACAAGGTATCACAATCACAGGACATGGATTACGTGCTACACAATTAAAACCAACTGCGGCAACAAGAACAAACGACTTTTTTAGATTGAATGGTGATTGTACTATTGAAAACTTAACCGTTAGAGAAGTTGAGTGGAGTGGTACAACAGGTTATGCATTTTGTTATAATTCGGGTGCAAGCATTTCAAGACGTTCAGCATATGTCAAAGACGTAACAGTATTAAACTTTGGTTCTAGTGTAAGACTAGGAACAAATGCGGCAGATGATCCATATGGTTATGATGCGGCAGACGCAGGACGTGGTGCTATTGTAAACGGTGCAAGCATTGCTCCAGGATCACTTGAAGCGGCAATGTTGTTTGATAGTTGTACATTTATTGTACCAAACTCAAAAGGTATTGTAATTACTGAAGGTGGTAGAGCAGAATGGTTAAACAGTTTCATTTATTTTGCTCAACAAGGTATCGAAGCATATGCAGGTACTACAGGTACGTTTGGAGATGGTAAAACTAAAATTCAACTAAGTGGAATTACAGGAACGTTCCTAGCAGGAGATGTTGTAACATTTACATCAACCGACGGATCAACAGTAACAAATTGTACAGTTGAGAGTGTAAGTGGAAGCGATACACTTATTGTTGACGGACGCTATGACGGATTAGATGGATTTGATTTTACTCCACAAAGTATTGTAGCAACAACAGGTAGTGGTGCAACAGCAACTAGCATTATAAGATACGATAGAAAAGATTTTGGCGCAGAAATGCGTTCAATTGCATCAGCAAACGTTTATGGACAGTTTGGTATTAGAGCAGATGGTCCAGATGTGCGTTTGAGAATGAGTTCACATGATTTTGGTTACATTGGTGCAGGTAAAAAGTTTGATAACAATGATAATGATGTAGCACAAGCAAATGAAGTTGTAGAAGTAAATGGTGGTAGAGTATTTTATAACTCAACTGACCAATATGGTGATTACAGAATTGGTGATTTATTTTATGTAGACCAAGATACTGGTGCTGTTACATTCAGCGGCGGAACATTTGATGTAAGTTCACTTTCAGGTATTAACTTTACACAAGGCGGAAACACAACTACCGTTGATCCATTCCAAGTTGCTACAGGTAATATTGTACTAAGTGGAAACACAATGTCGTCCACACAAGGCGACATTAACATTTCTCCATTTAGCGGTGAAACAAATATTACAGGTAACCTAAATGTTACAGGTAACATTGACCTAGAAGGTAACATTACACTTGGTAATCAAGATACTGATAATATTGTTATTAATGCTGATTTAAGTTCAAACTTAATACCAGATGCTGATATTACTTACGACATTGGTAAAACAACAAAACGTTGGAGAAATGCACACATTAGAAACTTCTACGGAGGAGATGGTGCTACTTCTAACTTGATTATGGTACTAGAAGACAATCAAGTTAATGCTACACAGATTCAAGTTGACAACGTATTAATTAGAAACAACGGTTTAGAAACAACAATTAGTGGCGCTAACCTAGAATTGCAAGGTAATGCAACAGGTTATGTTGATATTATTGGTAACCAAGCACTTAACATACCGGTTGGTACAACACTACAAAGACCAACAGGTGTAACAGGACACATTCGTTTTAACAGCACAACACAACAGTTTGAAGGTTATGCTGTTAATGCTTGGAGTTCATTGGGTGGTGTTAGAGATGTTGACAGTGATACATACATTCAACCAGAAACTTCACCGGGTAGTGACGAAGATGTTTTACAATTCTTTGCAGGTGGTGTTGAAGTTGCTAATCTAGATCAAACAAGTTTTAGAGTAGATGATATCCAACCACTTACACAAAATTGGGTTGACTTTAACTCAACATCAGCATTAAAACTTCCGGTAGGAAACAATGTACAACGTCCAGGTTCGCCGGCAACTGGATTGGTTAGATTCAACACACAAACTACACAGTTTGAAGGTTATAATGGTATTGCATGGTCAAGTTTAGGCGGCGTCCGTGACGTTGACAATGACACTTATATTATTCCAGAACTAGCGGCTGGCACAGATGAAGACACATTATATTTTTATAATGGTGGAACAAACACAGCAACACTTGATGCATCAAACGGATTTAAAGTTGATAAAATTTCTCCAATAAGTACTGCTTCAGAAGCATATGTTGACTTTACTGGAATCCACGGTATTAGAATTCCACGTGGTACAACATTGGAAAGACCGGCAGGTTATGATGCAGATGATAATGGTGTAATTAGATTTAACACAGCACTACGTTCACTAGAAAGTTGGACGGGAACTGCTTGGGAACTTATTGGTGGCGGCTCAGTTACTGACGGTGATGGTGATACATATCTAACTGTTGAAACAGCAAACGATGACAGTGATACATTTACTTTTTATGTTGGTAGTAACAATCCAGACGATACTCCACAGAGTTATGGTAAGGTTAACATCAGCAGAAATGGTTTAACAGTTGATGGCAAAATTCAAATCAACGGCAATGTTATTGAAAACATTAACACCAATGAAGATTTAATTATTAGAGCAAGCGGAACAGGTAGAGTTATACTTGATGGTAGTGCAGGTGAAACCAGTGCTGGTAATATTTTTGCTACTGATCCGTTAATGAGTTTAAACACAACTGCACAAGGTCCTAACTATGTTGACATGGGACTTATATTTGAACGTGGTTCAGATATTAACAAAGGTTTTATCTACGACGAAAGTGCAGATGAGTTTGCGGCAATTACCACAATTGAACAAGGTACTGTTAAAGGTAATGTTGCAATTACAAATTATGAAACTGTTGCAACAGGAACAGTAAGAATTGAAAACTATGATGCTAACATGCTTGTTGGTACAGGTAGTAACAAAGAATTAATTACAAGTGCAAACGGTACAACAATTAATGCTGAAGGTATTGTAAGTTTTGCAGATGGTAGACTTGTTATTCCACAAGGTACCACAGCAGAAAGACCAAGTTCACCAACCAACGGTGAAGTAAGATACAACGAAACTCTTAACAGAGCAGAAATGTATTACCCAGATGCTGGTTGGAATTACATGGGTCTTGGTTATGGTACTCCTGTTCAATATCAACAGTTTACCGGTGATGGTGTAGCATATTCGTTTACATTAACAAATCCTGTGAGTTCAGCACAAGCACTTATGGTTGCTATTAATGGTGTTGTTCAGAATCCAGGAGACAGTTACATTGTTAGTGGCCAAGAATTAATATTCATTGATAACACAAGCACGGCGTATCCTGTGGAAGATGGTGCTATTATTGATGTTAGACATTTAAGTGCACCAAGTGTAGCAACAACAAGGGTTGATACATTTGTTGGTGATGGAAGCACACGCAGATTCCTATTAAGTGTAGCACCTTTGGATAAATTTGGTGTTATTCCTTTTGTGGACAACGTGTATCAGGATCCACTTGTTTATGATATTGATGGGCAATACATTGTGTTTGTTGACGAAGCACCCGATGAGGATGCTAGAATTAACATCATAAACTACTCAACAATACCTGCTCCTGAGGTAATTACTAGAGCAGAAGCAGTAGATGAAGCAATAACATATTCGATAGCGTTAGGATAATTAATAGTATGGCAAATAGTTTTAGTAATAAATTAACAGCAAGCATAGGAACAGGAGATGTTACTGTATACACTCCAGGAAGTGGCATAGTTTATACCACAGTTATTGGATATACCGTAGCAAATAGAACAGCATCAAGCATTGTTGTAGACCTGTTTATGCGTGATACAGACTCAACAGAAGTTTACCTACTAAAAGGTACAACCCTAAATGCAGGATCTGCATTGGTCCCCGTAGGCGGCGAGCAAAAACTAGTTGTACTGCCTGGACAAGAAATTTGTGTAAGATCAGATACTGCTGATAGTGCTGATGTTACAGTAAGCGTATTGGAGATAACATAATATGTCAACTATTCCAAGATTTATAGGTAATCCACAAGGAGGACCAGCAGGTGGCGGACAGGGACGTAGTTGTTTCCACGGTTTTTCAAAGAATGCAAACGGCGATTTGCTGTATACAAAGGTCACATCGGGCGAAGTTAAACTAAAAGACGGCAATCAAAATGATTTGTACGTTGAAAAATACATTGGTGACGATGATGGAACATATTCGATAAATACCAATGGACAATTAATTTATACGTATAGAGAGAATCCACAATGACAGTAATTAACCTAGGAAATTTAAAGTTTACTTGGAAGGGCGAATGGGCACCTTCTACAGCATACAACAAAGATGACATAGTAAAATATGGTCCTAGCGTTTACGTTTGTGTGGACGCTCATACTAGTGCAAGTGCTTTTGTTAACAATTCTGCTAAATTTGAGGTAATGGCAGAAGGCCTAGAAAGCGCCGGAACTTGGAATCAATCAACATTATACAAAAAAGGACAAACGGTAACCTACGGTGGTGCTGTTTATGTGTGTTTACAAGAACATACAAATATTAATCCATATGACAATGTATCATATTGGGCAAAATTTGTAGACGGACAACAGTTTGAAGGAAACTGGAGTATATCAACAAACTATCAAAAAGGCGATATTGTTTATTATGGCGGATACCTATATGTTGCTAAACAGAATTCATTAAACAATAACCCAACTAATACAACATATTGGGACGTATATGCAAAAGGTTACGAAGAAGTAGTTGGTAGTACTTGGACTGAAGCAGTACAATACCGTCCAGGTGATACTATGCTATATGGTGGTAATCGATATGTAGTTAAAGAAGGAAAAAGACCTTTAGCAATTCGTCCAACTGATACAGATAACTTTAGTAAAATTCTTAGTGGATTTAGTTGGAAAGGTAGTTGGTCTAGTGCAACAGAATATTTGCCTGGCGAAATTGTTAAGTATGGTTCGTATGTCTATCTATGTACAACAGAAATCAAAGGTCAAAGACCAGATCAAACAAATAGTTTTACATTATTCACAAGCGGTTTAACATACAAAGGTCTATGGCAATCTGCAACAGATTATTCTTTAGGTGACATTGTTAAACTAGGTGGTAGAACTTACATTTGTATTGAAAGTTACGAAAACGATGGGTCAACATCAACTGAACCACCTGCATCACAATATTGGGAAGTATTTACAGAAGGGTTTAGTTGGAAAGGTACATATGCCGGCGGCACAGAATATGAATACGGAGATGTAGTAGAATATTCAGGCAGTTCGTTTATTTGTATCGGTGATGACGTTGTTGGTGTAACTCCAGGAACAGATCCTAGCAAGTGGGAATTAATGTCACAGGGAGATATTAGTTCACCAATGACAACTACAGGCGATATGATTTATCGCAATGCTAGTGGTAATATTGAAAGACTACCAATTGGACCAAGTGGTGCATTTTTAAGTGTAAACAATGGTATTCCGAGTTGGGGTCACCTAACACCACAAAACGATTATTATGTATCTCCACAAGGTAGTGATAGTAATGACGGTAGAACTCCTACAAACAGTTGGCGTACACTACAACACGCGGCCGAGCAAACATTTAGTTTAGGTCAGTGTCGCATTAACGTAAGTTCGGGTACATATGAAGAACTATGTCCTATTAGATTAGGCCGTGGTGTTGTAATGGAAGGTAATGGTCTTGGTGCTGTTACGATTTCACCAGATACAACAAACGATAAAGGTTATGGTGTAGGTATTTCAAGTGATGGTTCAACACCTAATGCTAATTCAGAAGTGTTTCTTGTAAACAACGGAACACGTATTCGTAACTTTGTATTCCGAAACTTCTCAACAGGAAGTACACAGGTATCACTTGATCCTGGTACTGGGCCAGACGATACTTCAGTTTGGATTACATCACAGTCACCGTATGTACAAAACTGTACAAACTTCTCACCAGGCGGAACTGGTATGAAGGTAGACGGTGCATTACACAACGGTGGTTATAAGTCAATTGTTAACAATGACTTTACACAAATCAACAGTGATGGTATTGGTATTCACGTATTAAACGACGGACGTTCAGAAATTGTATCATGCTTTACATACTATTGTAATATTGGTTACCTTGCTGAAAGCGGAGGTAAAATTCGTGCTATTGTTGGTAACAACTCCTATGGAGAATATGGTGCTGTTGCAAGAGGTTATTCACAAACAGAAACACCGTTAAGAGGTAAATTAAGACTTAACGATAAAACAATTGATTCAGTAACACAACTTGGAACAAGTGTACATGTGTTTACAAGTTACAGAGATACTGTAGGTAACAGAATTTTTGTTGGACATACTGCGCCAACCGGAACTGATGTAACATCGAGTTGGGATAATACAGCAAGTTATCCGTTTATTGCAAAGTATAATTCAGCAGGTAGTTTAGATTGGATTTATACATATGAGAGTTCATTTGGTGCTATTCATTCGGTAGTAGAAGTAAGTGATAGATACTATGCAGGTGGCGTAATTTATGACGGCGGTCAAAACAAAGGATTCATTCTTGCTATTTCAAAAGCAGGTGAAATCCAATGGCAAAAAACAGTAGGTAACACAAGTGAAATTGTAGATGTAACAACAGATGACAATAATTTATATGCTGTTGGTACACATACAACTTCAGGAATGACTGCTATTAAAATTAATCCAGCAGGTGTTGAGCAGTGGTCAACTAACTTAGACTATAATGATTCAAGTGCAACTAATACTGTTGTACCAACAAGTTGTACAGTTGCTAAAACTCCAACAACATCAACAGACACGTATGCACTCGCCGGCGACGCAACAGCAGAAGGTAACTTATATATAGCAAGTTATGATAGCACTGTTAATCAAGCATTAATTACAAGGGTTTCATCAAACGGAGCCTATGTAGCAAACTATGAGTACGGTGATGTAAGGATTAATTCTTTAGATCTTGATACAGGTAACGGCGATGGCATTTATCTAGTAGCAGGCGGCTATTATGATCCTGCAGGTGCTGTTACTAAACGTCCTTTGATTTTTAGAATAACAGTTGACGGAAATATTGCATGGCAATCACAACAAGTATTTGGTACTGAAAATGGTGAATTTACAGATGTGTTGGCATTTGGCAATGATGTATACGCTGTTGGATATATTAATGATAATTCAAATACTAATAATGCAGGATTGATAGTACGTTATTCATCTGCAGGATCTATGATTTGGAATTATCAAGCAACTAACGGAACTAATAATATTGCACTTAAAGGAGTAATGCTTGATGGTATTAACGTAATTACCGCAGGTATTGAAGAAGCAAATAGTGTTATTGTTAACATACAACGTGATCAATCAGGCGGAATTGGAACTGTAACTAGCGGAAGTTATGCTGTTGCTGACGAAGCAAGCACCGGATCAACAGTAACAACTGATACTGTTGTATTAAAAACAATTCAGGGAATTGACAGTTATTCTGTTACATTAGGCTTAACCGATACAACATTAACATTAAATCAATCACCGAGTCAAACAAGAACAGTTGTAGCAACAAGAGCAGGTTTTGCTGGTATTGGTAGAGGTACTTCATTTAGTGTTGACAGTTTGAATAGACTACCAAAAGATGGTTCAGTATTACAAATTAATGGTGACAGCGAAACTTATTTTGTTATTAGTGTTGCAAATTACTTAGCACCTAGTTATACAACAGGTAATAATCTAAATGCACAAGCAATTTTAACCGCAAACAAATCATTTTTACAAGCAGAAATTACTGCTTGGCTTGCTGTTCAGATAGCAGGCGGCGCAGGTATATGGAGTGGATTTAGTTATGATGAAGCAACTTGTGAAAGAGATGTTGGATTAGTTGTTGACGCATTGATTACCGACTTAGACTATAATTCAAACGGAAACACTATAGATGCGGCATATTCATATTGGGATAATGCAAGTGGATTATATTCTATCAATAATGAAAATGCACAAAATTCCGCGGCATGGACTTATTTTAAATCTATTGTAGATGACATTTTAAATCAAAACCCGATTACACCATCGAGTGGTAATGCTGTATCACAAACTACAGGATTAACTGCTACAGAAGCAGGGTCAGTTACACTAACAGAAAATAATGTTCAAGGGTTTATTGATACAATCACTAATGGTTTAGATAGTGCTCCAGCAAAAACAAATTATGGTACCGCTACTATTGGTATTGATCCTCCGATTCCAAGTAACAAGACACCAAACGATTTAACTCATATTACGTTCCGTGAAGCATACAGTCAAGTGCGTATGAGTGGACACGACTTCTTAGATATTGGTACAGGTGGATTTGCTGATACAAACTATCCGGTTATTATTTCAAGTGACTATACGCAACAACCGGATCAAAACAGAGAAACATTAAGTGAAAATGGTGGACGAGTATTCTACGTAACCACTGACCAAGATGGTAACTTCCGAGTTGGCGATTACTTCAAAGTTGAACAGGCCACAGGTAGAGCCACACTTTCATCTGAAGAGTTTGACTTGGCTGGTTTGAATGAATTACAATTAGGATCTATTACAGCAGGTAAACAAGGTGCTACAATCAATGAATTTAGTACAGATGGTACGTTTGCTGATAACTCAGATACAGCAGTACCGACCGAAAAGGCAGTCAAAACTTACGTAGATCAAGAGATTGATAATTTAAGTGCTAGCCAAGGTACTATTGTTGCTGGTGATTCACCAACCCAATCTAAAGTAGAAGTCACAGGCACAGGAGCGGCAACAGATACAATTGATTTTGATATTAACGGAACACAGGTAGCACAAATAGGAAGTCAATATGTTCTTGTTCCAAAAGGAACAACTGCAAATAGACCAGGAAGTCCTGCAAGTGGATATTTTAGATTTAATACTGATACAACTACATTTGAAGGTTACGATGGAACACAATGGTCAGGAATTGGCGGTGGTAATCCGTGGGCAGTAGTTAATACAACTCCTTACACAGCATCGAACAATGATCGATTATTAGTTGATACTAGCGGTGGTACTACTATAACTATTAATCTTCCCACTAGTCCTCAAGTTGGCGATAATATAAGAATTATGGATTTAGCAGGAACATTTGATGTTTATAATGCTTTAATTGATCCTGGTTCTGAAAAAATTAACGGTGTAGTAGATACATTAAACGTAACAACAGAAAATGCTGGTTTCCAGTTAGTATATACTGGAAGTACATACGGTTGGAAGTTATTGGAGGTATAATATGGCTATTGATTATAGCAAAGCAAAAAATAAAAATTTACGCATTGATGGTACCGACGGACTTGTTGTACCTAAAGGGACTACAGCAGAAAGAGTTGTTACTGAAGTAGGTAAAATACGTTATAACACTGACTTAGGATTTTTAGAACAGTATAATGCAACAGGTTGGGCAGGTATTGACGCACCTCCGGTTGTTACAAACCAAACAGGAACTATCTATGAAGATACTGATACTACTATTACTGTATCAGGATCAAATTTTAAAAGCGGAAGTTCAGTTTATGTTACAGGGCCCGGCGTAAGCAATATAGAAAGAGCATTATCTACAACTTTTGTTAGTTCAAGCGAACTAACAGCATCAACAAATTCAAGCAGTGTTTCTTTTGTAGGCGGCGCACAATACGGTATCAAGGTAGTTAATCCTTCAGGTTTAAGTTCATTTTTAGATCCTGCAGGAACCGTTAACAGAGAACCTGTTTGGTCTACTGCGGCAGGCAGTTTAGGAACAATTTATGATTTACAACGCTCGGGATATTCTGTGCAGGTTCAAGCAACAGACGCAGACGGAGATGCTGTAACATATGCATTACAGAGTGGTGCATTACCAAACGGAACAACTTTAAACACAAGCAACGGCACAATTAGCGGAAATGTTAGTGCTGTAGGTTCTAACACAACTTATAATTTTACAATTAGAGCAACTGCTGGTGGAATTAGTTTAGACAGAGCATTTAGTATTACAGTAAATGCACCTGTTGTCCAAACATTCAGTTATACAGGAGGATCGCAAACATTCTCTGTCCCGGCTGGTGTTACTGTTACCGCAAAACTTTGGGGAGCAGGTGGCGACATGAGTTACACTGGTAACTTTGGTACTTCGTTTGGCGGTTCTGGCGGTTATACAACTGGCGAAATCACTGGTTCAGGAACACTATACATTTATGTAGGTCAAGGTGGCTTCAACGGTGGAAACGGTGGCGGAGGTGGTGGTTCTACATCTATTATGAGTGCTGGATCATTATCTCAAGGTAATGCTTTGTTAGTTGCTGGTGGCGGTGGCGCAAGTCATGGCGATGTTGGCGCAGAACACGCCGGCGCAGGCGGAGGAACTTCAGGTCAAGGCGGTCTAGACGAAGGTGGCGATTCTCGTTCAACTGCACCTAGTCGTTCAGGTGGTAATGGTACTGGCGGTGGTGGCGGAACACAATCTGCTGGCGGACAAAATGGTAATAATACAGCAGGTACACCAAATGCTGTAACAGGCGGAGCATTCAGCGGCGGCCGTGGAACAGGTAATACACCAAACGGTGCAGGTTGGCCAGACGGTGGCAACGGAGCATCGGGCGGTGGTTCGAACGGTGGCGGCGGTGGCGGCGGCTACTGGGGTGGCGGTGGCGGAGGCGGCGGTTCTCCAAACAACGGCGCCGGAGGCGGTGGCTCTGGATATGTTCACAGCGGTTCACGTGGCGGCTTTACAATAAGTAATGGTAACACATATACTGGAAACAATAATTCGTTACCATCTCAAGGTTCGAGTGATTCGGATTATCCAGGTTCACCTATCGCGATAGGCGGTAACAATTCGTCAGGTGGTAATGGTTACTGTGTTATTCGCTACTAATAGAATTTACAAAATTTAACACAATTCTTTTCTTATTAGTTACAGGAGGCATACTTTGATGCAATCTGTGACTATAGAAAAACAGTGCTGAATTTTCCTTAGGTGTATAAGATTTAGCAATCGAAAGATCATTTAAATCATCACCATAGAAGTGATTATATAAAATAGTATCACCGTCACAATCAAACGGATAGTAAATGAAACTGTAAAAGCCTTCTGATTCATATTGCATATCAGCATGGATTCTATTTAATTTATCAATATCTGATAATACTAATGGATATTGATAATTTGCTTTTACACGCCTTGGAGTCATATTAATATCTAACTCTTTAGCAATAAAATTGTTAATAGTAAAAGGATAAATCCACCAATCGCTTATTGGTCGATGATCGTAAAAAACATGAGTAAATTGAGGATGGTTGTCTTTTGCTGTTGCGCCGTCATTATAATACCAAGGAAAATCGTATCCATTTAATACTGTTTGAAATTCTTTTAATAAATTATCCGGTAGTACATTATTGATTTCAATAATACTATTTTTATCTATCATGTTGTTTCCTTCATTACTTTGCAAACTTAATATGATACCAACCTTGTGGAGCAAGATGTTCTGGTTGATTGAGCAGTATATTCCAAGCCAAACTAATACGGGTATTAGGAGATTGACTTGCTCCATAGCCGTGTATC